GCGTTGAACCGACACATAGAACCACAGCGCGCCCAGATAGCGCTGTATGAGAAGCTTGGGAAAATGGCTCTTGGTTCCATTGCTTTGATTCTGTCTGCAGTTGGTCTCTACAAGTTTTTCGCCCACCTCACGCGTGATAAGCAGCCTGAGGTAGAGCCTGAGTCTAGGGATTTGAATACGCAGGAGGTCTTGCAAGTTGTTATGAAGCGAAATGTGTACGCCCTCGGTGATAACCTTGTTGATGTTCGTGGTTTTTGTATGTTTTTGTGTGACAATATCATGCTTATACCCTACCATTATATTCAAAACTGGCGGAACTATAAGGAAAAAGGTGCCACCACAATAAGGCTTCGTAGGTTGGGTGATGCTGGTCACCAACAATGTATTGAGTTTGCAATAGAAGAGATACTCAATGAGCGTGACCATTACCATCCGCGCCCCGGAACTGATTTAGTTGCTGTATATCTGTCAAACAGAGTACTACCCCTCCAAGCTAATATCAGTAAGTATGTGATTGAAAGAAAACACATGCAACAAAAGGGTGAACTACTATTTCCAGTTATGGGTCCCAACCTCCAATATACCAAGGAGCAATTGCATTACCAGAGATCTGAGAGCGTGGAATATACTCACAGAGGTGAAAAGCTCAAAGTGCCTGGAAATCTGAGGTACGGCTTTAAAACCCTCCAAGGCGATTGTGGACTCCCCGTAGCAGTTATAGATCCCCGTACACGGGGTCCAAAGATTGCTGGTTTTCACGTTGCTGGGTCCCCAAGCATCAATTTGGGCATCTCGTATCCACTTGATCGTGAATTTGTGGAAGAGATAATTGCCCATTTTGATGACCGTGGGTTAGTTCAGAGTCAGTTCGCCATTGATGCAAAGGCTATGAGGGAGCTATCAATTAGCACTGAAAAGGGGTGGAATGACTTATTTGATGTTCCTGATAGTATGAAGATACCTGGCAAAGTCAATCTCGGAATTGTTGAGGGTGTTCGCTGTGCTGGTAACAGCTCTATCGTTCCATCCCCCCTCTTCAAGAACATAGATTTTGCCCCAAAGACCAAACCTGCCCGCCTAAGACCATTTACCTGTGGAGATGACGTCATTGATCCTCACTCTATAGCTATAGGAAAGTACCACCACTCCGTGCCACAGTTTGATCTTGATAGGTTAGACATATGTGTGCAGGATGTCACAAGAATGATTGTGAATGATGAATTGGGCAGGAATACCCCCCTCCTCGGGCGTACACCTCTTGGATTTAGGCAAGCGGTCGAGGGTGCGCGTATTGAGGTTGATGGTCAACTTGTGGGCGTTGAGGGAATGAGTGGGATGCCACGTTCCACTTCTGCTGGATACCCATATTGTATGCTTGTCTCCTCAAAGGGAAAGAAAGAATTCTTTGGCGAGGATGATGAGTATGATTTTGATACCCCAGAGGCACGTAGATTGGAGTCCGAATATAACACGGTTGTGTTGAAGGCAAAGGAGGGCGTGAGAATGCAACACGTGTTTATGGAT